TAGCCGAGGCCAAACGCATTATTAACACGTACCGAACTACGTACTCATGCATCCCTGCGTTATGGCAACGGGAACAGGACGCGCTTAGGGCTATGTCTATGGGTAATGGGGCACAGATCGACTCGGTAGGTATCGTCCATGCCATGCCTAACAATAGGCTGACACTGCCTAACGGGTTGTATATACATTACCCCGACTTAACGCAGACTACGATTAACGGTAACACTGAGTGGTCATACATGTCTAAAGGCCATCCCATTAAGATTTACGGCGGGAAGATAGTGGAGAACTTTACCCAAGCGGTAGCGCGGTGCGTGGTGGCTGAGCAGATGCTGCGTATCTCCAAGCGGTACAAGGTGGTGCTGACTGTGCATGATGCGGTTGCATGCGTGGCCCCGATAGAAGAGGCCGAGGAAGCCAAGAAGTTTGTGGAGCACTGGATGTCGTGGCAACCCGCATGGGCTGCGGGTTTACCCTTAGCTTGCGAAGCCGGTATGGGGGTTAGTTATGGCGACTGTTAAAATATAAACCTCCAACAAACCAAAGAAACTTATGGCACTTGCACACTCCTATTCCTCTGTTAAAGACTTTGAAGGCTGTCCCCGTAGGTACCATGAGGTTCGCATCCTCAAAAAATTTAAATCAAAAGACACTGAGGCAACCATGTACGGCACTGCTGTACACAAAGCCTTTGAAGAACGCATACGTGACAACACCCCACTACCTCAACATCTTGCGCACTACGCGCCATTCGTGGAACCTCTTACCAAAGCAACAGGAGAAATCCGGTGCGAAGAAAGGATGGCAATCCGCGCTGACTTCACCCCCTGCGAATTCTTTGACAAGGCCGTATGGTTCAGGGGAATCCCTGATTACCTGTCGATCAACCGAGACCTTGGAATTGCAAGGGTAGTCGATTACAAGACCGGCAAGAGCAGCCGGTATGCTGACCTAGCCCAGCTTGAGTTAATGGCTGCAATGGTCATGACCCACCACTCCGATGTAAACCTTGTAAAAGGGGCGTTGCTATTCGTGGTAGCTGGGGATATTATTAAGACTGAGTTCCAACGCTCGGAACTGGCAACAATCCTGTCGAAGTGGGCGGGCAGGGCTGATGCAATTGAGCAAGCGGTAGTGGTGGGTGTATGGAATCCCCGTAGCTCCGCACTGTGTAAATTCTGCCCAGTATCTACATGTGAGTATCACCGTGGCAACTAAACGCAACTACGCTAAAGAGTACGCAAACTATCAGGGTACTCCCGAACAACTTAAGAAACAATCCGAACGGCACAAGGCCCGCCGCGCCTATGAAAAGGCCAATGGCACCCTGCCGGACAATGTGGACGTAGACCATATCAAGCCCTTGAGTAAGGGCGGCGCATCCGCCAAGGTAAGTAACTTGCGGGCTCGCAGTCAGACCGCTAACAGAAGTTTTGCCCGTACCAAATCCGGTACGATGAAATAGATTAGAATTTAACCGCCGAGCAATCGGTGTCTTGTTTCTCCTTGACTTGCCGGGTAGTTTACTACCCGGCTATTTTTGTTTTTCTACTATTCCTATCATGCAAACTATTGACAACAAAGCCCTGCTATTCAACACAAGAAAGTCCCAACAAATAACCGCACTCATCCCCAAAAGCAAAGTCATTGCACAGCAAGGGGACGTAGACCGCGTACTAGTTAATTGGGGCTTTGAGGAGGTGCAACTCCTGCGCAATCTAGGCATCAAAGATGTACCTAGCCCCATACTAGGACGTTACCCGTGGCCCGGTATGTTCACTCCGTTTGACCACCAACGAACGACTGCGGACTTCCTAACCCTACACCCCCGATGTTTTGTGTTTAACGAGGCCGGTACAGGCAAGACCGGTGCTGCTGCGTGGGCGGCTGATTACCTGATGACGCAGGGGAAAGTAAAACGTGTGTTGGTGGTGTGCCCGGTGTCCATCATGGAGACTGCATGGCGCTCTGATCTGTTCAAGACAGTAATGCACCGCACTGTTGCTATTGCCCAAGGCACCCGGCCTCAACGTCAAGCTGTGATTGCTAAAGGCTACGAGTTCGTCATCATAAATTTTGATGGCGTCAAAGTAGTTAACAAGGAACTGCTGGAAGGCGGGTTTGACCTCATCATCGTGGACGAAGCCAATGCGGTTAAGAGTGTCGTTACTGACCGCTGGAAAGCCCTTGCATCACTGGTGCGGCCCAACACCCGCCTGTGGCTAATGACCGGCACTCCTGCATCCCAATCACCCATAGACGCATACGGCCTAGCCAAGTTGGTTGCACCTGACTCAGTGCCCCGATTCATGGGAGCGTTCAGGGATAGGGTAATGCTCAAGATTAACCAGTACAAGTGGGTACCGCGCCAAGATGCCCAGCAGATCGTCCATCAAATATTGCAGCCTGCCATACGGTTCACTAAAGCCGAGTGCCTAGACCTACCTGACCTGTTGTATTCGACCCGTGATATCCCGCTGACCGCGCAGCAGTCTAAGTACTATGACGCACTAAAAAAACAGATGATGACCATCGCGGCAGGTTCAGAAATTACCGCAGTAAACGCAGCGGCTATGCTCAACAAGTTGCTCCAAGTAGCGCAGGGTGCGGTGTATACGGATGATGGGAGTGTGGTTGAGTTTGATGTCAGTAATCGACTGGCAGAACTAATGAGTGTCATTGAAAGTACCGACAACAAAATATTGATATTTGTCCCCTACCGGCACACGCTGGAGATGCTGCGCGAGGAGCTAATTAAGGCGGGCTATTCGGTAGAAAGCATACAGGGCGGCATGCCTGCAACTCAACGGGCCGAGGCTATCAAACGGTTCCAAACCGAGGACAATCCACGCAATCTACTACTCAGTCCGCAGGCTACGGCCCACGGGATAACCCTAACCCGCGCAGACCAAGTTGTGTGGTGGGGGCCTGTATCATCTACAGAGATTTACTTGCAAGCCAACTCCCGTGCCCACAGGGCGGGACAGACCAACAAGGTCACGGTGACCCACCTACAAGGTAGTCCCGTCGAGCGGCGCATGTACGCTATGTTGCAGAGCAACATTGATTTGCACCAAGGCTTAGTTGATTTGTACAAACAAGTGCTTGACGACTAAGTTGGACAGTGTATAATTTCAATTGTGGGGAAAGCGGATGCTGTGCCGGAGCCAGTGCAGCGAGTACCCACTCCATTTCTATTCAACGTAAGTCACAGGAGAAACACATGGCAAATGCCGACCAACTTGTCGCGGTCTATATAAAGATACGTGACGCCAAAGACCTAAAAACAAAACAGATGGAAGCAGAAATCGCAGTGCTTGATGAACAACTAAGCATGGTTGCGGACGAGTTACTGGAAATCTGTAAGACAACCGGCCAAGACGGAGGTAAGACTTCGCATGGCTCCTTCACACGGACTATTAAGTCCCGATACTGGACTAGCGATTGGGACAGTATGTACAAGTTCATCCGTGAGCACGATGTGCCTGAACTTCTTGAGCGACGAATCCATCAAGGCAACTTTTCGGATTTCATCAAAGAGAACTCAGACCTCATGCCCGCTGGTGTAAATGTCGAGGCTAAGTACTCGATAACCGTTCGTCGTGCTTCAAAATAAACTTAAGGATTTTTATGAGCAACTTAACTCTTTTCTCTTCGGGTGCAGCCCTCCCTGACTATCTGCGCGATGCCGCAGATTCCACAACCAAAGACATTGCCGGTAGCTCGGGCGGCAAGCAAATCTCTATTAAAGGAGGTGTGTGGCGTATGGTTGTTGGCGGTGAGGAAGTTGCCAAGAATGAAGACCGGTCTATGAACTTCGTTATCCTTGCAACTAGCAAGGGCGTGTCCCGTACATACTACGAGGGCAAGTACGAAGAAGGTAAGGATGCCAAGCCTGCATGCTGGTCTGCCGAAGGCAATGTGCCTAACACTGAGGTGCCTAGCCCACAGAGCGTGTCCTGCGCTACCTGCCCCAAGAATATTGAGGGCTCCGGTGATGGCAAGGCTCGGGCATGCCGTTATAGCAAGCGACTAGCCGTTGCGCTGGAGAATGACATCGGTGGCAACATCTACCGCCTGTCGGTTCCAGCTAAGTCCTACTTTGGTAAAGCAGATGGCGACAAGATGCCCCTGCAAGCGTTTGGTAAGTTCTTGGCAGGCCATGGCCTACCGATTACTGGACTGGTTACTGAGGCCCGGTTCGACACTAGCGAAGCTGTGCCGGTCATGAAGTTCCGCGCTGTGCGTCCATTGACCCGCGACGAGTGGGAGATTGCCAAGGCTCAAAGCACCACCGAGGATGCCAAGCAAGCAGTTGAGTTCAAGATGGTGCCAAGCCGTGAGTCCACTACCCAAGCTGCACTACCTGCCGCGTTTGCTGATGAAGCTCCAGCTAAGCCTATGGATGAGCCAACTAAGCGACCTAAAGCTGCTGCGGCCCCCACGCCTACGCCAGCCAAGAACGTGGCGGACATCCTCAACGACTGGACGGTGGATGAGTAATGGCTTTTGCTGCTAGAGGGCACACCACCCACTTCATATACCGAGTAGAACGCGCTGTGGTTCACCCCGCAGTGCGGCAGTTGGCTACCACTTGCATTTCCAAAGATGTTCCCGTAGTGGAACTTGCGGCATTGTTTGGGGTATCCCGTGCGACTGTCTACAACTGGCTTATGGGGGCTACGGTGCCGCGCTCTAAACAGCTTGAGGTCATGCCAACGATTACAGCCCGCCTTAACAAGCGCAAGTAATCCCAATGGTGGGGCGGTGGGGAAACCTACCGCCCTTTTCTTCTCCAGTTACCCCGTGAGGCTATGTGACTGACTTTTTATCATCCGTACTGCCGATTAAAGGCACGTATTGCACGGTAGGAATTCGGGCTGGGATTGTCCGGCAGAATTTCCACAACACCATAACTGATGTAGACGCGGTTGGTGCCGCGCTATCAGCCAAGGGAGTCGATGCTTACTTTGCATTGGCATCCTTCCAAGATGCGTCCAGCCGTAAGGTTGAGAATGCCAGCTATCTACGTTCATTTTTTCTTGACTTGGATTGCGGTACGGGTAAACCCTATGCCGACCAAGCCGCAGCGGCGCAAGCCCTAAAAATATTCCTCGTTGCCACTTCGTTACCGGAGCCCTACATCGTCAATTCAGGCGGTGGGCTGCATGTGTACTGGCCGCTGACTGATGATGTGCCCGCAGAAGAATGGCGCGTCCATGCTAGGGCTTTGAAGCAACTGTGTACACAACACAACCTACATGCCGACCCTTCGGTCACTTCGGACTGCGCCCGTATCCTGCGCCTACCGGACACCAACAACTACAAGAATGGCACTGTACGTGCGGTTCAGATTATGGTTGAGGGGCAGGCAACTGACTTGGATGTATTCACTGCATTGTTACCTGAACCCCCGGTAGACTTATCTGCTGCCAAGTTGTTTGGCATGGACGATGCCACTCGTGAGTTGGTAGGCGGGGAATACCCTAAGTGCGAGTTCAAACGTATCGTTATACAAAGCCTTAGCGGTACAGGCTGCGCACAAATCAAGTACGCAATAGACAACGCAGCTACCTTAGAGGAGCCGCTATGGCGGGGGGCCCTATCGATTGCAACACGCTGTGAGGACGGAGCCACCGAAATACACGCGCTCTCTGACCAGCATCCGGGCTACACCCCTGATAACACCGAAGCCAAAGCTGCCGAGACCAAAGGCCCTTATACCTGCGACTGGTACCGCAATAACTACCCTGACCGCTGCAAGGGCTGCACACAGAAGGTATCTACCCCCCTGCTAATTGGGCGGATTGTGGAGGAGTCTGAGGTCATAAACGATCAGTACATGATCGAGAAGCCCGAGGATGAATCGTCCCCAGCGGTTGTATTAAGCATACCGGCGTACCCATTCCCATACTTTCGCGGAGTCAACGGCGGGGTGTTTCGCAAGGTGCGTGACGCTGATGGCAATGAGCAGGAGGTTGAAATCTATCGTGATGACCTGTACTTAACCGAAAGGTTCTTTGACTCCGATGAACACGGTAACGGCGATGGGGAGATGGTTGGTATCAACCTGCACATGAAACGCGATGGTGTGCGCAGGTTCTTTGCCCCGGTAACTACTCTGTTCACCAAAGACAAGCTGCGTGACCTACTAGTAAAAAATGGCGTAGTCGCTTACGGTAAACAATTGGACGTACTTATGGCTTACTTTGCATCAACGATTCGTAAATTGCAGTCGCAATACTCAGCCAACAAGACCCGCAACCAAATGGGCTGGACACCTGATGGTACTGGGTTTGTGATTGGCGAACTGGAATACACCGCGCAGGGCACCAAGCTGGCCCCCCCTGCCAGCGGTACTAGGCAGCTTGCTGCTGCGTTCAAACCAATGGGCGCGTTGGCCGAGTGGAAGAGCATCGTCAACTTTTATGACCGGCCCGGACTAGAGCCCCACGCCCTGACTTTATTTGCTGGGTTTGGCTCCCCCCTGCTTAAGTTCATTGGCGGCAAGACCGTCAAGGGTGCGTTGATTCACCTGAAACATAACGGCTCAGGCTCCGGCAAGTCTACGGCGCAGATGGTAGCTAACTCAATATTCGGTAACCCCGATGAGTTGCTGATGAAGCAGGATGATACTTATGCGTCCAAGATGCACATGCTGGGGATGATGAATAGTATTGTGTACACCATAGATGAGATTACAAACGAGAAGCCTGAGAACCTGTCCAGTTTGGCATACGGCGTCACCAACGGGCGGGGCAGACACCGGATGGAATCGCAAAGTAACACCCTAAGGGTGAACAATACTACGTGGCAAAACTTCACGGTTACATCGGGAAATGCCTCTATCGTTGACAAGTTACAGCAGTTGAAAAGTACCGCCGATGGTGAGTTGAAACGTACCATTGAGATATCCGTACCGCGCTATACCGACGCTACCAAGGAAGAGATTGACTCGGTATTCAATAAGCTCAATACCAACTACGGTGTAGCTGGGCCAGTATTTATTGACTACGTGCTGCGTAACAAAGAGGAAGTCCTAGACCTGCTCCTGCAAATACAACTAAAGATCGACACAGACCTATCGCTGGACAGCACCCACCGGTTTTACTCCTGCACAGGCGCATGCATGATTGGCGGCGCGTACATTGCGCAGAAGTTGGGCTTGCATGATATTGACGTTGCGCGTATTTACAAGTATTTACTTGAACTCATCACCTCCAACATTGCAACCGTTCAAGCCAGCGTAGGCAACGCAGATGTCACCGCCCAAGAAACACTGGCAGCGTTTGTAAACGAGAATGTCCGCAACGCACTGGTCGCTAACAGCGTATCTAAGAGTGGGGCACCTGAGCTTCCCCTTGTACAGCCTAACGGCCCCCTGCGGTTACGGTACTACCCTGACACGCAAGAGATGGCTATCCCTGTGTCTGAGTTTCGCAGGTTCTTTTCTGACCGGCAGGTGGACGTTAAGGATGCGGTGTTCCGGCTAGACAAGGCGCAATTCATGAAGCACGGCGGCAAGTCCCACCCGATACGTATTGGCGCTGGAGCCTTGGGCGGCATGAGTGGTATTTTGGTGCGCTGCTATGTGTTTGATGCCAAGGCGCTAGGCCTTGACCCACTGCACTTTACGGATGATTCCTCCGGCTACTAGAGCCCCGCAGGTATTCACCATCCTAGGGGTTGAATACTTCCTTGATTGGAAACGCCTGATACCCGGCGCTTCCTTTTTCCTGCCCACCGTAGCTACACCCAAGCAAGTACAGGAAATACTTGAGGTAGCCTATGAGCAGTTACCGTACAACTTTGTGGTCTATACCCGCAGGGAGTACGGCAGGTATGGGGTACGAGTCTGGTGCCTTACTTAGCAAACCGTTCGTGGGCCATGGCCTTAGCTTGCCGTACCCACTCCACAGATTTGTTTTCGTAGTCCAACACCTTTGCCAGTTGCTCTTCGCGCTTCTCCTTGGACATAGCCTTCTCGCCTTCGGCGCTCTCCAAATGAGTACGATACTTACGCAGATCAGACAGTTGCTTGAGCCCCGTCAGCACACCTTTAGATAACGCTAGTTCTTCTTTATGCTCCTGCATAAACTCCCGCGCCTTTGCTACATCTGTTTGGGCCAACTTATTTAGCGTGTTCTGTATCGGGATTACCCGCGCTCGTAGGTCGTAGAACTCGTCTTTGGGATTGGTCAACTGCGTAGAGTCGTAGGCAAAGTTACTCACCAGCATCCACTGGTGCATAGGCCGGTCTGGCCGGTTGGGGTGCAGCATGGAGTCCGTTACCATCATTACCGCAGCGGCACTCGTACCAAAGTATCCCTTAAGGGTATTGTCAATGATGATGGGCGACACTTCGTACTTAAACTCTTTGCTCATGTACTCAGCCATGGTCTTTGCTAACTCGGACGTACCCTTGCCGACCTGCATGTGAGGCAGCATCCCCTGTTGGTAGGTACCGATGAGTTCGCGCCCTGTGAGAGACGAGTGGTTAAAGAACGCTTCAACAACTGGCTTGATAGCAATTGGTATGGGGGTTATGCGCCCAACGTATTGCTCCCCTGCATAGTTGAGTACGGACAACACTGCCTCCGATGCTTGACGCTCTTCCTTAGTACCCTGCCTACGCTGCCAGTCAACTGCGTTTTCAATAGCCACCTTGATAACTGCAATATCGCCGCGAATCGGTATCTTCACGCCGTTACCAAGAATCCAGTTATTGTCCCGAGTGCGGCGGTTTAGCTTGTCGTACTCATCGTCACCGGCCTTGGTCATAGCATAGGCAAGTGCTCCCGCTGCGTAAATAGACACGCGCTGTAGGAACATCTTACGTGCAGCCGCAGACTCAACACCCATTGCGTTCTCACGACCTGTGGCAGCCCGATACAGTAAGTCTGTACCTTGCGCCGCAGCATTCAAGAAGGGCACCGTAGTAATTAAGTCTTGGGCAAGTGCTGAAGTACCGCGACGATGGAAGTTAATCAGTTCCCGTGCGCGAGTGTTGGCAAGTAGTTCGTCTTGAGTTGCTTTTAGCGTGTAGTCGTAGACAGCCTTACGCACCGCTAAGTCAGACCCGTTGGTAATCTTCTCAAGCCGGTGGATAATCGACTGGATAGGTGTACGCTTACGCAGGTTCAAGTCGTACAGCAGGGTCGATGCTGGGCTAGGCGCGTTGTAGTCAACATCCCCATGCAAGCCGGTACGGCCAAATTGCCGCTCCATGTCATGTATTTTGGAATCCTTGCCGGTCAGGTCAGCGCCTAGACTCTTAAGCTCATGCCACGATAGCTGTGCAAAGTTACCTACAACGGCTCCCGCAAATGACAAGGGGTGCTTTACACCGGATGTAAGCAGAGCACCTTGAATGTCGGTAGCCACCTGCCCTACTGCGAACGCAGGGTTGGCAGTAACAAGTAACCTAAGTAGCTTGGATGCCTTTGCCATTTGACGCCAGTACACAGCAGGCTGGCGTGGCGCGTCTACAAATGCAGCCGCATCGTATTGAGTAGGCACATCGTAGAACACCTTCTCACCATTGCGGAACAATGGTACGGTAAACCCAGTCTTGCTGGCATTTTGAGAAGGCCCGATGTACTTGGCTGCGCCTATCGCGCCCATTGCTCCAATAAGTTCCGTATTAGCGTTTTGCTTAATAAGTTGCTGCGCCAGCCAACCCATAGTCCTGAAGTAGTTGTCGATGACGTTGCCTACAGGGCGAACTTCTGACCCCACAAGTTCCGGCAACTTGCCTAATTGTGCAAGGCCCCGGCCTGATATACGTTTAGCACTAGCATAGTATGCTTCCTCAAATTTCCCGTTTTCTAGCCGATCAAATGGGACGTAGTTAATAGCTTCACGGTAGAACTTAGCATCGTCGGCAGTTAGCCGCCCAGCCTTTTCCAACTGATTAATTAATTCAATACGTGGCGCATCCATAATGCGCGTTATTTCTTTCAGATCGGGACTTGCGTTGTACTCAGCTACTGACTGTGCAATCCGGGCGGTGTCGATGTTGTCGTTGGTATCACGCCAGTGGATGAGCACATCCATGTTACCGGCAGCGTTTTGCTTCAGAAGTTCAGATAGCCGAACTCCTTCCAGTATGGTGCTGGCTTGCGCGTAACCTTCTTCAAACTTTAGCCCTTTAGAGGTAATCCATTTTTGCAGGGGGACGTATACATCCTGCGGGGCATCTTTTAGCTTATAGGTTTCATACATACCCGTAGCCGGGTTAATACGCAAGCCACCTTCTTCAAAAAACGATGGCAACATCTTCTGCACATCTTCAGCTTGGCGGGCTATGGCTAGGGCATTTGTCTTGCCCGCTGCATCGCGCACTGCGCCGTCGTATAACGCGGCTAATCGGCTAGACACCGCAGCAAACCTATCCACAACCAGTGTACGTACCTTGTCTACGGCCCCGATACCTTGCAGGGGCTTGACTGCTGCAACTGCCGTTGAAGTTGCTTGCTTGACCGCTTGGGTTACCGTAGCAGGTTGATATACAACGCCCGCTGCCCGTTGGGCAATGTCCGGCCCCATAGCAAAACTTCTACCTATTGCACTAGATGCTTCGGCCAACTCCGGCTGCTTAACGTCCATCAACTCGCCGCCGATGCGTAATACTTCACTCAGGGCGGTGTTAAACTTAGCTGGCAAACCCAACATATCGCGGATCAGGGTTGTAAACTTATCCCACAAGGTTGTGTTTTTGTAGGGGATAGATTCCAAATAGTTCTGCATGTCTTGGCTTGTAAGCCCCCATGCCAAAATTTCACTCCGCGTATTAAGTGCGTTATTACGCTCTTCAAGTATTTCTTTTTCAAAATCCGTTAATTTTTCCCCAGACCTAGCCCGCTTGTTAAAGTGGTCAACAATTGCATTATGTACGTCAGCTAGTTCCCGCACAGCCTTACCAATTTTTGTATTGACAGAGACATTACGTTCACCCGCCCAAACAATTCCTGACGTAGCTGAATGCACTAACTCGTGCAAAACAATCTCAGGATTTAGCCCGCTATACGCCCCATTGGATTCATGGTTTAGCCGGATACTAACTTTTGACTTTTTATCGGGGCCTGCAAACTCGTAGTCAGTTACACCTAATGCGCCTTGTGTTAAGTGGTAGCCTTCTTTGGTAACTTGTACGTTACCAATACCCATACCAGCCGCTTGTAGTTCGCGCAGGGTAATTGCAACCCGTTTAGCAATTTCACGGTAGTCCGCCGTAGGCATGTTCTTAGTGGCCCAATCAGCAGCATCAAGTACGGACTTGCCATCAATGGCTTCACGGATACGCACAGCTTCTTCGGTGGATACCGGAGTACGGGCTCCAATTGCATAGCTACGTTTGCTGGCCTGCTCAGTCAGAAAGTTAAATGCCATTTCTGCAACAGCTTCTTGACCCTCACCACTAGTTTTTGCGTCTTCAATATCGCGCAAGTGCCGTTTGGCATCGCTTTTTACACCTTCGGAGAACTTGGGGGAGCTTAGAAGTTCATTAAGCGCCCCATTAATCTGTGGGAGCATACCCACTACGTCTACTGCGCCTTCTCGGCGAGCCGACCTATCGGGCACTACAGTACGTGTAGCTTCTGGGATAGCTTGGGCGCTTTGTTTTTCCCGTGCAGCCATACGTGCCGCCATGTCGGCAGCATCTTTTTGGCGGGCTATCTCAGCGGTATCTATTGTTACTGGATTGCTTAATGTATCTTGCTTAGCTGCTTCGTTGCTAATTCCTGCATCAGTAGGCTGTTCAGTAGATACCAATCGCTGTTGTTCAGTTCCTGTAGTGACTCCGGTATCTGTTGCTCCGGGTTCTTTGACAGGTCGCGCAGGTACATCCACGCGAGGCTTACCTGCTCTGGTTTTAACGGCAGGCTGAATTGCTGTAGGTCGTCCAATTGCATTTTGTGTCTCCGATTGGGCTATGTTGGCTTCAATTTCTTTGAACGCCTTCTTTACAAACCTGTTATCCGGAATCGTATCTGGATTTGCTTTGGCAAAAGCTACCGCATCTTCAGGCGTCTTGCCAACCACATTGTCCCGCATCCACTGCTTGTTAGCCTTAGACATAGACGGGTGAATGACCTCCTGCTCAGTGAGCGGAGCGGGCATGTACATGCCAAACCGTTGCTGTCCTGCGGCTTCTAACTCAGCAGCAGTGGGCGCTATGCCCGCATCCTCTAGGACTTCAGTAGTGGCAGGTAACTCCGCTGCGATTACATCGCGCAAACCTTCAGGCGCAGGCTCAGCTTTGGGAAGTAGTGGTTTGCCGCTGGCGTCTACTTCAGGCGCTAATTGTTCTGCGGGGGTGAGGCCCCCTAACTCTACTTGCGTACCTTCTGGTGGTACGTTAAACGCAGACAGTTTGGCTTTAGCTTCATCGGTTTGAGCCTGAACAAGCTTTTCGGTTTCTTGTTTGACCAACTCGCCAGTCATCTGCCGCATCTGGTAGTCAAGGTCGCGTATACGGTCTTGAACTTCGGGGGTTGAAGGCACTTGCTTCAACGACTCCTTCTCTTGCAACAGGCTAAACCATGTCCGCTCTACTTCAGGCGCAGTGGGCGCAGCCGCAGGGGTTTCCGCGCTAGGAGCCGGAGCCACGGCCTCAGTCTTAGGCCCACCGGCAGCAGTAGATACTGCCGCGCCAGTCAGACCGCCAACCAGAGCATCACGAGCCGCAGCACCGAGAACACCTTGCATGGCTGGGGTCTCCATGCCCGCACGGGTCATGGCTACGTTTTGGGCGTACTGTCCCTGCCCAGCCTGTAAACCTTCAGGGGCAGCTTCTTTGACAAACTCGGTGGCTGTGCGACGAGCAAACCCGGGAATAGCTTTCTCCGCAGCTTTTTTAGCAACGGGTTTGCTGAACATCCCCATCAGTTTGGACTCAGCGCCTGTACCGCCCGCTACTGCACCGAGCCCCAAAGCCGTAGCAATGTTGCCCCGGTTTTCTCCAAGGTAGTCTTGCGCAGCTTCCGCTTGCTTGGCGGCAGTTTCTGGACTAACACCCTTGGCCTCTAGCCCAGCTTTAACGGTACTGTAGATGTCGCCCTTAACTTCACCGGCACCTTGCAAAGCTCCTATTAAGAACTTGGCACCAAGCCCTACAGCCGCTGCAATTGCAACTGGTGCGCCCAAGGTAGCGCCCAACGCCGCTGCACCAAGACCCAGAGCCACCGTAGGCACCGATGAGGCCACACCTTTAGCAATCGCAGTAGCCGGGGCTTCCGTAACCCCACCTAACGCCGTAGATAATTCTTCTACAGTCTTGCCTGATTCCGCAGCTTGCTTCTCTAGGGCTGCACGGCGCTGGATTTCTGCTTGGCGTTCAGGGGATATGTATGACCCAATCTTTTTGGATACTCCCTCCAGATACTCCGCCGGGCGATTGCCCGCACCAAAGCCTTCAAGGATAGATTTAGTCGCCCCAACTAAGCTCTGGCCGCTTTCCAATGCAAGGTTGGTTGGTGAAAATCCGGCGGATTTAGCTGGAGGCGTAGGTCGCGCAGGCGCAGCCGCAGTAGATAAATATTGCAGCCCTTCCGTGGAAACTTTTGAGTAATCGTTAGCTGCAAGGGCTTGCAGGTCGCCATCGGAAAGCTGGGATAAATCCACGTTAACGTCCTCCGGTTAGGGGTCTGCGTTGTCCTTGACGGCGGGCTAGTTCTTGGGCAGCAAGCGAGGCTATATCTCCACCGCCCGGAGCCGCAGACGCTTTACCTAGCATACCAGCAGCTATTTGGTCTGCTTGCGCCAGTTTTTCTGCGTCAGACTTACCCATATTCATTTGATCGCCGTACACTATTTTGATTGCGCGTTCTTTGGCATCTAATTCCATTTTGGCTTTACGATCTAACGAGGCAATTTTTGCTGCGGACGCCCGGTTTTGTATAGCCGCATATTTTGTGGCGGCAGCTTGCTCTAGCCCCGCTCGTCTAGTGGCATCTGCTATGGCAATACCTTGTGCTCTTTGTTCTGCCAAAGTAGCAGCGGCCTGCTTGCGACCTTGCACAGTTTCGTAGTTGCGTTGCAGTCCGGCAGTAACTTTCTCATTGACATCAGCCATTGTGGTTCCGGCTTCCAGCCCCGACTTCATTTGTGCTTCAACTTCTTTTCTACGCGCAACGCCAGCGTTGTACTTGCTTACATCGTTGTCTTGAATTGCCTTATCAATCTCGTCGTCTATGGCGCTCAAAGAGTTTAGTTGGACAATTTCTTGTTTTGTATAGCCTTCACGAGCAGCTTGCACTGCGGGGCTAATACCCTGAAAAGCACCGCCCAAGCCGCCCGGTTCACGAATATTCTGGGCCATGCGATCTAAGGCAACTTGAAAATTACTAGGGCGTTCAGCTATTTGGCGTTCATACAACGCCTTCAAACCAGCTTGTTGTTCACGCTTACGGGCTATAGCCGCATCTCTAGCGGGGCTCAACATGTTTTGTTGGAATTCCATAGCTTTCCGCTGCTCTGCGTCAGGGTCTTGGTCACGCAGCTTTTCTACGGCGGCTAGTTGGCGGTCACCAAAAGCAACTTTTTCTGGGGACATCTGTGGTGGGCGGTCTTCACCATCTACAGCTTCTTCGTCCTGCTGACGATAACGCCCATGGGCATCGCCGCCGCTACCACCTTGTGCAAAAGCAATAATTCCACCGCCTCGGTATTGCGTAGGTAGATTCGTCGGAGCGCCCATTAACCCTTGAGGTTGCGGCATAGGGCCTGCCGGGGGGCCGGATTGTTCAAGCCCCGCCAAACCCATTTTCTGGGTTATTTCTTGGCGTGCTGACTGCATGGCCCGTTGCTGTAGACCTTGAGCTACCGTAGGCTGTGCTTGCCCGCTTGCCATAGCAAGCTGTTGGGCGGCTGCTTTTTTATCGGCCTCAACTTTTTGTAGTGCCAGTAAGTCTAGCAGTTGCGGTGTGATCGCAGCTTGGTTCTGTTGCTCCGGCAGCTTGCCGCTATATGCGAGGGCTTCGCGTGTGTTGTACATACGATTTCCTTATTTTACGGGTGTAGCCGTACCAAATAGGCTATCCCAAATTGTTTTTGCTCCACTACCGCCCGCAGCCGCCGCTGCCAAGGGGTTAGTGGTCGTGTTGTACGATTGCGCCTGTACCGGCATACCTTGGAGCATAGACTGCTGAAACTGAAGTTGCTTGTACGGATCGGATTTTTGCAGTTCAAACTGTTTCTGTGCAGCATCCAAACCGGCTTGTTCGGTAGTTTGTTGTGTACCGCCCAAGTTTGCTATCGTATTGATATTAGCCAAGTTTTTATTCTGCTCAGTGTTGTACTGATTCTGAGCCGCTTGGTACGCTGATTGCAACCCTTGCGCTTGGATGTCGTTCATCTGGGTTCCCAGATTACGCTCACGTTCGGCACGTTGAATAGCATCACGGCCCCCGCCAAATGCTCCAGCCTGCACTGCTTGCGCCTGCTGCTGAGTACCTTGTATACCTGACTGGCGTGCAGCTTCTCGCTTTTGGATATCCACCACGTTTTGCATATATGGAGACATGTATTGGTCAGCAGTGCCTGCATTAGTAAACGATTGACCGCCCAAATTACCCGCTTGTTGAAACGCTTGGTTTTGAAGTGCCGATGACCCTGCGGTAAGAGGGCCTTGGTAGAACTGTGGATTTGCTAGTGCATTGCTAGTAAGCGCCGAAGCTTTACCAAGCAAGTCCGTTACGTAAGGGCCAGCCCAATTAGATAAATTGGATTCGGTTCCAGTAACCCCTTTGGGGATAACATCACCCGCAGCAAACCGAGCCACGCCCCCAGCAGCATAGTGAGCTAGACCACCCGGCATAAATTTATTTGGGTTAATTTCCTTGCCTTGTTTGGCAGTGCCAGTGCGGGCAGTGCGGATTCTGTCCATCATCTTGTGTAATTGTTGGGCCCCTGCATCAGAGTTGCCATTGCCAAGATGGGACACAACATCAGCAGGAATAACAAACTCCCCATGAGCCAGACGAGCAGGTTGAACACCGTCAATGGTTCCCGGAATCTTGTCTGCCATACCATCGGTATCCCCTTTTAAGTACGTACCATGCGGTTTTGTAGGAGCGCCACCATGCGCTAGACCCATTACACCACCATAAGCAGCTTTAACGGGGGCTTGTTTTGTCGCTTGCTGGGCTGCATCCTGTTGGGCGTTAGCGGCATTGAGCGCGGATAATCCGCTTAGTTGAGTACCTATTGCCGCAGTAGCGGCGGGAAGCGCAGCTTGATCTTTGGTATTTGCAAACTGGACACCCGTAAAGTACTGGTGTCCTGCACCGGGACGCGCACCCGCAGCAGGTTCTGGGGCCCGACCTTGAACCGCAGTATACGAAGGGATGCCACCTTGATAGCCTGTAGGTGGAGGAGGAGTCTTAGCATCTTGATACGCTTGGTATGCAGCAACCGCACTTAATGCTCCGCCAGCAAGTTTAGTCCAATCTATTTCATTAGTTCCCGGCTTTGTAAATTGTTGTTTTACTAAACCTTGAAGCCAGCTTGGAGTACCTGATAGTTGATCCAAAATGCCTTTTGACTTTTCATCAGGCGGAGTTCCCCAAATTTGTTTTTGGGTTTCACGTTGTACTTCAGCAGGGTCTAATGTAGTGTCCGCAGTAGTCGTAGTGTCTACATAATCAGGAACCTCATACTCCCAAAAAGCTGGGTCACCGTTTTCGTCTGTGTATTCGATTCTTTGTGTAGCCATACTAGCTCCTTAGGTGATTTAACAGCTCTTCAACAGACTTTGGCTGCGAAGACTGGTTTATTAACAATTCTAATATATCTTGCTCTACATTGGGGGGCAAAATATCGGCCTTGTCCATTTCCGAAAAGTACTTTATG